GGGTAATGACGACATGGCCTGGACGATCCCTCAGATGAAGGGGTTTCTGAAAGGGCTTCCAATGGCGATGACACACGCGCACGCTCTCGTGCGGCGGCGACCCGTGGCGACACTGCTTAGCAAGGCAATGGAGGCGTCGCCTCTGGAAGGATGGTATCTGACACAGGGTTCTGTGATCGATATCAGCCTCTGTGGGGGCTCGCTAGACAAGTTGATTGCGGATCTGTTTGATACCAGTAAGGTGGATCTCGTATCACTGACGATCCGTTATGGGCCGGAGTCTGTGCATCTGAATGTGGGTGCGCGGGAGATCCAGATTGTCGGAGATGTGAAGCTGCCGGCTCTGCCTGAGGGAATGCGGATCGCGAAGCTCACGTACCTGGAGAGGTCTTAGTCATTACCACCTGTTGTGAGGAACGATAGTGATGTCTATTGCTCCTTTTAATGCTTACGGGAACGATGACGACGAGAAGCACGGCGGCTCTTGGTCAGGCCCACGGCATTGGTGCCGCGCTTCAGGGTGCTACGGGTCTTCTTGCCTACACGGCGCACAACGTTGGTACCACGCTTCAGGGTCTTCTTGAACAAACGCACAATGCCAGCCATTTCTAATATGGCTGAATAATATTTTGGCTATCGGAGTTCTGGTAGAGATTCATTGTAGATACGACGAGCTTTCGGACACTCCCTGGCGGCTACTCAGGCTAGACTCATAAATTCGTCTAGCTTTCGGAAGCTGGCTAGCGCCAGCGACACTCAACTCGTCGTAGATACGACGAGCTTTCGGACACTCCCTGGCGGTCGTACCACTCAGGCTAGACTCATAAATTCGTCTAGCTTTCGGAAACCCATTGAACTCGGAGGCACTCACCAGGGTGTAAGCACCCATGTTCTCCACCTGGAGGCGATCTCCAACGCGGAGCTCTGGCAGGACTGTGTCATCCGCCAGACAGTCCGCCGAATCGCAGGTACGGCCGAACACAGTCGCCGGGGCCTCTGGCCGATTGGCAGCGTCGGTAGCCAGGAGTTGGAATCGGGGCTTGAATCCATCGAACGGAATGTTACTAAATAGACCATACACGGATTCATCGACTGTATAGCGCCAGCCGTCACCGTTGAGCCGGGGTTTCCGCCCGATCACTTCGATCTCCGCGGTAGCCACCGGGCCACAGAAGAAACGACCGGGCTCACCGATCCAGCGGGTTGTCAGAGGAAACAGCGTGCGCGCACCATTAATCGCCGATGCCGCTGCTGCGAACTGGTCGCGATCCGGGACGAAACCGCCACCGATATCCACGATCTCTGTGTTAGCATGCTGCATGGCCGCACCCGAAGCACAGAGCTCAATGGCCTGTCGGTACTGTGCTGGGGTCGTGCAACCGGAGCCCACGTGGAAGCTCCAGCCTGCGTGCCGGATATTAGCGTGTTTGAGGGCATAAAGAATGTCGGACACCCACGCCAGCGGCGCGCCGAATTTGCGACTGAAGGGCTGCGCGGAACCCGCGTCAGGGACCAACAGTCGGATCAGAGTTCCACCACGCCAGCCGCCGGTGGCCAGCTTCTGGACTTCTTCCACACTATCAACAACCGTATTCGGGATGCCGATGTGCTGGGCCTTTTGGATATCGGCCACGCGCTTACAGGGCTGTGCATAGATGATGTTGGACGGGCTTGCACCCGCACGGCGTACCTCACTCATCTCATTGATGGAGGCACAATCGAACTGCGCACCGGCAGCCTGGAGCCATCGGAGAAGTTGGGGGTCGTTGTTCGCCTTGACGGCATAGTGGGGTGCGACGCCGGGGAGCAGTCGCTGCCACTGAGCGACCTGGGCCAGAAGCTTGGACCGGTTGAAGAGGAGACGGGCGGTGGATGTGGTGGCCAATGCTGATGATATGCCCGCACAATTTATTTAGGCCCTGCTAGTACTAACATATCGATTATGTTGGGACAAGGAGTTGCATATGTGGAGGGTGAGATTAGAACAGCTCTACAGTTGCATTGGATCCACCACTCTTGTTGCTAGAGGGGGTGGCAGACTTGCGGCGCACTGTGAAGCGCAGGCGGGGGCTCATCTTGTTGGAACTAGGGGAATAGCGGCGACCACTGGACGACCTACGAGTCGTACGGGCAGGGCCACCAGACGAGGACCGACGGGGCCTTGCGCTCAGGCGATCAGACGCGGCGCTCAGGCGACCAGAGGAGGAACGACGACTAGCAGAAGAAGAGCGACGCACAGCGGATGCAGCCGCAGATGCTGCTGACGCAGCCTTACGAGTCGTACGGGCAGCCTTCTCTGCAGTCTTGCTATGCTTCTCAGCCTCTGTAGCAGCCTTCTTAGCAGCGGCTTCACGCTCCTTAGCCTCCTTGGCTAGCGCCGCTGCAGCGGCCTTCTCCGCCTTCTCACGCTCCTTGGCTTCGTCGGCCAGGCGCTTAGCATTCGCAGCAGCAGCACGATCCTTCTCCTTAGCAAGCGCCTTTGCATCGCGTTCCAGGCGGGCCGCCTCCTTGGCCTCCGTAGCGGCAGCACGCTTGGCGTCGGTCTCCGCCTTCTTTGCAGCAGCGGCAGCGGCCTTTTCTTCCTTCTCGCGATGCTTGGCCAACGCTGCTGCAGCCGCAGCCTCTGCAGCCTCACCTGATGCCTCCGTAGCGGCCTTTGCAGCCTTCTTGGCTACTTTAACGGCAGGTGCAGCCACTCCACCTGCGCTAGCACTCTCTACAGCAGCAGAAGCAGCAGACGCAGCAGCTATACTCGCAGCATTCTCCGCATTGCGGGCCAGAGACCACTCGCTACCCCTAATGTGTGACTTGGAGGGCAGAGGACCACCCATTCTACCGTGCCATGTGCTCTCATTGCCACCCATGAACTTATCCTCACGGGCGCTACATATCTTACATAAATTGCTGGCAGGGTCCTTGCAGAATCGGTCACACTCTTTTTCACTGTAATGGTATACCTTGGATACACCAGGGATAGGATGGAACTTCTCACCACACTGACGACCAACGCACTTACGACGCTCAGACATTCTTCTACTGTATGTCGGGGTTTCTCTGTCGGGTTAGGTGGGGCAAAAAAGTTGATTGGGGCGCGGCACCCCTGGTTTGGGCAAGTAGCAACGATGACTCTGTCTGCTGATACTATGACTAACATGACGACCAATACGACGATCAAGCTGGGCGCACCCGTGTGGAAGGCACGGGCTTACACTGGGGCTGGAATCATTCTAACGCGTACGGATGGGCCCGTGCCACGCATCCTCTGTTTGCGGGGGCGTGCCACCGGAATCTGGAGCTTCTCCAAGGGCCATCCGGAGAATGTCGATGGCGGGAAGCCCTTGCGTACAGCAGCCCGGGAGACATATGAGGAGACGGGGCTCGTGGCCGGTGACGATTACAAAATCATCGGCTCTTCTGTACGCTACGGCAAGCGGCCGTACTGGATGGGTATCCTAGAGGAGGGGGTCGCTAATCAAGTGCGCGTGGCCCGCAAGGAGCATGATGTTGCTGCATGGTTCAGTCTGGAGGAGATCCGGCAGCTGCGTGGCAACACCGATGTGCGGGCATGGGTCAAGAAGGCTGAGAGTACGTTCATGCAGATGCTAGCTTCTGCTGCGATCGCTTCGGCTGCGCCTTCGATTACGTCCGCTTCGGCTGCGCCTTCGATTACGTCCGCTTCGGCTGCGCCTTCGCTATCCATTGGGCCCAAGCATTAGACCGCTCCGGAGTATAACGAGTGCGCAACATCTTGATCGCCAGTTCATGAATCAGGCGATCCTTTGGTGACAAAGAGGTGAAGAACGCGTCTCTTTTTGTCGTGGGCTCAGTAGAGGACTGCATCATGACACACACACTTACACTATCCATGGTCGAGTCAAATTTGCGACGTTACGGGCGGCCCTTAGCCGAATTCAAGAAGGGGGGTCGTGTTCGAGGTGCTACTGGAATGGCGCTACGTTCCGGCTACTCCTATGTACTTGACGCAGCCCCTGGAGCCCTCGAAGCCGGATTCGATCCCGATCTTACACCTGGAGAGATGCTCATGTTGGGCGTGTTCGAAGGGAAATACCTCAATGATTGTGTGGCAGAGTTCCCCGCGGAATGGTTTGTCGGTGCGTTGGCAATGGGGCGACTGAGCCCAGAGGGGGCCGATCCAGAACGCTGTAATCTGTTTCACGTCAAGTCTCGTCAGCCACTGGATGTTTGGCGGGAAAATGGATGGGCCCCGAGTCGCGGGATGGGTCGGGCTGGTGGGGCGAATCACTATCATGGCGTTCTAGCCGATCCAAGACAGAACCCCGATGAACGTGGGTGGTTTCAGTGGTACTGTCGGTACTGGATGGGGCGGCGCATCCCTCAACTGGACGCGATTCAGATCGGACGGTGGCGGGCGTTCCGTCGACATGCGGGTGCGATTCGAGCCAACTGTCGGCGCGGTGATCTGACATGTAGGCCGCGTGAGCGCCAGGCACTGCTGCAGTGGGCGTATGATCCGTATATTTAAGGATAATATTAGGAAGGGGTATCTGAATTTTTATCGCCATACTAGTATAAGATAGGATGCCGATCACACGTATGCGCCCCAGACCCATACCACGCCCTGCGCCACCGCCTGCACCCCCTCCGCCTCCGCCACCAACAGGCCTGCAACGTGCAGCACTCATAGGGATTAACTATCTGCAGACACCCTATGAACTGGCTGGCTGCATCAACGATGTGATCGACATACAGGCACTTCTCAGACAGTTATATCCTGGATGCAAGGACTATCGTGTCATCACTGATCAGACGGATGTAAAGCCCACACGTGCCAACATCTTGGCAACGATCGATTGGCTGGTTAAGGATCTCAAGCCGGGCCAGAATGTCTATTTCCATTTCAGTGGTCATGGCGGGCGTGTGCGGGATAGGAACGGAGATGAGGTCGATGGGCTCGATGAATGTATCTATCCGTGCAATCGGGGTGCATTGGAAACAATTACGGACGATGAGCTGCGATCTCTACTGGCGGCGCGCGTACCGGCGGGCTGCAAGGCGTTTGTTGTGTTAGACTGTTGCCACAGCGGCACAGCAGTGGATCTGCGGTATCTCTGGGCCGCACCTTCTGCGACAGCGCTATCGTACTCCGAAGATAAGAAGTATGCAGCGCTGGCGGGCAATGTCGTTTTTCTGAGCGGGTGCCAGGATCCCCAAACTGCTGCGGACACTGCGGACGGAAAGGGGCGTCCCTGTGGCGCACTTACGATGGCTCTTCGTGCCACATGGTCCGGATATGGAAAAGCCATCAGAATGAAGCACCTGTTGTGGGATGTGCGCAAGTTCCTGCGTGATCGCGGCTACACACAGGTGCCCCAGCTGAGCACAGGGTCCAAGATCGACCCCAATCAGGTGTTGGATCTGTCGGTGGCTTAGGCGCCTGCGACATAGGTTGCTGCAGCCGCAGTACCGGCAAACAGTACGGTGCCCCAGATCCAATCCATGAGGGCGATTTTTGGGCTCCAGTTCTTGATAGTGGCGAGATTTGTCATCTCATATACACCATACACGGTCGCACCGAGTGCGGCACCCTGTGTGGCTGCCGCTGTGATGTCACGTCCAGCAGGGCGGATCACAAGATACCAGAGGCCCAAGATCATCACTGCGTAACAGATGGCCACGGGGATATACTTCACACCCATGGGCGAACCCTGAATACCGGCGATCATGGTGCGGAACTCGGGGGCGATGGCGGAGAGCCATGCGGCGTCGGCCAGGAGCATTACACCGGCAGTCACTCCAAGTTGGGTCCAGCACATCTTCTGACACAGAGTAAGGAAATTTTTGCTAAACTTGATAAGCCTTGTTAATTAACATATATACTAGGATGACATCAGAAGTAGCTTCAACATATTGGGAATATATCGGTAGTCGGCCTCAGTATGGATATTGGAAAAAACATAATCGTCTTATTCGTGAAAATATACTAGAATGGGCAGACTGGTTCAAGCAGCGATGCAGTGTTCAAATTATGGAAGATTGGTACAGCGTTACAGGCAAACAGATTGAAGAGAATTCAGGCGTTGGATTCTTCACGGCAAAAGCAGAGAACTCTGTAAATCAATCTGTTTATAAGTTAATGATGTTTCTGTACCCTGAATATCCATGGAAACCATACAAGTTTATACAAGCACCACAAGGGTATTGGAAAAGTCGTGAAAATCGTCTCCTCTGGTTTCAGGACTTCCTTCAAGAAAAGGGTTTAGTTGAAGATGAGTCTTTATATAGGCTTACATCAAAAGACTTTGAAGCATACGCGGGATGCTTACACTATTATGGAGATTCAATTCTGCGATTACTGGAAGATCTTGTACCTTCGCAAACATGGTTTCCATGGCGACTCGATGGACAAGTCCCAAAGAAATATTGGAATAATGTGGAACATATTAGATATTGGTTCAAAACAGAGTTCAATGATCTTTACGGATTAGAGAGAGATGGCCAGATTCAATATACCGCTATGTATGCTCTAAATCAATCAATCATTCATGAGCACTATGGTGCTGGCGTCTTAACTAATTATTTTAGGGGATCTATGATGGATTTATTGAGTTGTCTCTTCCCTGAATATAATTGGCAATTCTGGAAATTTACTAAGGCCCCACAATCCGTATGGTGTTATGTTACAAATATTCTTAAATTTCTTAAGGAAGAACTATACATTGAGAAAGCAGAGGACCTATATAAATTTAATATAAGTGATATGCCAAGTGGGATTAGTAATCGATTCTTAACTATGTTTGACTTTGCAAAACATATATACCCATCAGTTGAATGGGACAAAACAAAATTTCCTAAACATGGATACTCACTAGCAGCTATTCGCTTCCTCGATGCTCTTTCTGTAGTTATGCACATCGAAATCACACATGCAATGAATGGTGGAGAGTTCAAGATACCAGGTACGCGATATAAGGCAGATGGTTTTATTTCATCCTCAAACACGGTGATAGAGTACCATGGGTGCTACTATCACGGGTGCCCAGATTGTTATCCCAATCGTTCCGTATTTAACAAGAAAACACGGCAGACACATGAGGAAAATTATATCAAAACACAAGCACGTTCTAGTGAGTTACGGGCGCTGGGGTACAATGTTATAGATATATGGGAGTGTAAAGCCCTAACATGTAAGATAGACGATTTCAAAGCTATGTGTTGCGGGGTTAATATGAAAACTTCAATATAAGCCCTCTCATCCTGCAACAATAGAGTGCGTCACTTTTTGTAACTTGAAACGGGCGCGGACACACAGAGAATGTCTGCAGAGACGATCCGACTGGAAGAGTATCAGGGTCTTCTCCAGAGCAAACTCGTCGCCGTCTGGCAGGCTCCCGATGCGACCACGCCGTGGCTGCCGACGGAATTCATGTTGGGTCAGTACATTACACGGATTCTCGTGACAGGCCGCACATCGCCGGTCTCCATTGCACTCGCAGCGGATCCCAGCTGGACGCAGGTATGGCGTGGAGTTGCGGCGAAAGAATGGTCGTGTCTGCTAGGGCTCCTACAGTATATGCCGGGTCCAGTGTTGGTCGTCGTAGGGCCCGATATTGTGCTGTCGCCAAAGCTGGTCGGATCACTCCAGGGCGCACGGTCAGCGCCAGCCACAACGATCTGTGTGTTGCGATCTGCCGGTGTTGCGGGGTGGGTGGGAGAGCCCGCAGATCACGTGTTTTTCCCAGTGGTCGAATCGGCAACGGCGACATCACGTGGTACTGCTACGCTAGTTGCTGCAATGCAGGAGTGTGTCGGTCGATCTGTGCCTCGTGCGCTCGATATCAAGGGTCTGTTGCCGCAGCTGGCCGCCCAAGGCTATGGACTGACAGTGGCGTTGGGTGTCTGGCATTGGTACAAGCCAGCGGACTCCACGGGCCTCACAACACTTACAGTAGGTCAGATCGCGCGGCAACTGCAGATTCTGGCATCCGTGTTGGAGCGCATGGGGGTCTAATCCGCATTCGCAAGTCTATAGTCGGCAACAGGTACATACATGTCATATTGATCATAACTCTGATCTTTATTGGGTTCGCTGTTGAAGACAAACCCCAGCCGCCGATAGAAAAGAATGGCAGACGTGACTGCACTGAGTGCAAATACCTCTGCGCCGTTTGCCTTAGCGTATCTCATGTAGGCATCAATAATTTTGCGCCCAATGCCGCGACGCTTCTTGGCTACACATATATCATTCAGATAGGGGAATGATGAATCCCATCCATCCACGGATGCGAACCCTAGGATGCGACCATCGTGACGGATGGCCAATAGAAGAGCTGATTCATATTCAGGTTTTGCATCGCCACCAGCATAGCGCATATAGGCACGGTCCTCATCAATTTCATCACTGCAGAATTCTATGAGGCTACTGTAATTTGAACCGGCCCATTTCATGACTGCGCGCGATGGGATCACGTCATCTATGCCCTGACTCCTGGCTCGACCATAAGTCGGGTCATAGAACATATAGACAAAATAGTCGGCGGTACGATCTGCTGCGAAGTCGCTTGCTATTCTGTTCCATATACGAAGGCTTTTATCGAAATATAAGGGCTCTGCAGATTCCGAACTGCTACTGTTGCTGTTTGTGCGTCGTGGGATTCGGATACGCAACGCAGGGCGTTCAGGGCTATTTCGACGTGTTTCTCTTCTGGCGGCTGCCATCTCAACCTTTGGAGATGAAGTTCGCTTTCTTGTTGCAGCTCTGGATTGTGAGGCACCCATACCTTATTTCATTAAGGCAAATTCTTTGATCTGACGATAGAATCCCTGATTTGTTAGGACTAGCCGATGGGACCGACGACGGGTGAGTGCTATGACCTCATCTACATCGGTGTGACCGTTTGTTGCACGGATGGCATAGGCGACGGCTAACGCTGCTGACCGATTGAGACCCATCACACAGTGAATATAGACTTGGGAGGTCGGGCTGCTCTGGAGTGCAGCATCGATGAAGTCGGCGGCAGTCTGATAGTGTCTGGCAAGAATGGGGAAATTATCATCATCTTCGCTCTCGAGAAACAGGAACCGGGATGCACCGATGTGATTGTAGGCTGAGGGCCATGTAGAATATGGATCGGTCTCACAGTTGATAATATGTGTGAAACGGGTGGGGTAACGGGATGTTGCTTGAGCGGGGCCAAACCAGACACGTGGAACAATCTCATAGGGCTCGGCCATCTGAGATCGTTACGGAATTATATGTTGGATGTGGGAGCGCAATTGGCGTTGCGTCGTCGCTATTGACGCATCCGTTTCGTATTGCTATCACAATACTCACTACTGCCGGTCATAGCTCCTAAAGTCGTCGTTGCTGACGTTTTCGTTCATGATGCGCTAGCATCACTCACTACAATTGGTCGCAACTCCTTACTCCTGCTCCTTCTCCTGCTGCTGCTCCCAGAAGCCACCCTGCTGGCGACGGTGGCGGCGGCTGTGCTTCTTGAACAGCTTGAAAGAGCCCTTGCGCGCCTTGTAGCCCTTGCGGGTCAGGAACTTCAGGGCCTTCTTGCCAGCCATCATCTTCTTGCGGCTGACGATGCGGCCATGCTTGTTCTGGACGAGGTCCTTCTTGGTCAGCCCACCGGAGGTGTGCTTGGCAGTGCCGTGGAATACCTGTGCCTTGGAACCGGTCGTGATCATCTCCGTCATCTTATACTTTAGGAGGCGATTTAAAATGACCGCGGCCCTGACTGTCCAAGTTGCAGATGATCAAGGATGCTGCCGGGCGCACGATTATCTACGATGCCTTCATTCGGGATGGATGGCTGACACTGGTAAGCACCTACTACCACTATCGTGATGGGCCGGCACTAACGATCCGTGTTGGTGGGCGTGTGATGCAGGAGATCGGGATGAATGAATATGAACCCGTGCGGGCGTTCCGGCTAGAGTGGCCAGTTAGCGAAGAGCCGCCGTCAGAGATTAACATCAACGAGGTTCTCTATCCACTGACGGTTGATGTGCTACCCCAGAAGCCGCGCGCCCCAGGTGTTGCAGTTGCAACGCTCTTCAATCACGATTGGGCATACGTGGGTTCGATGATTGAGTGGTATCGCGCACAGGGTTGTACAGCATTCTATCTATACTTCAATGGGCCTGCACTGCCATCTGGCCCGGGACTTCCGACAGGGCCAGATATTCACTATCGTCTCTGGAATTTCCAGTACGGAAATCGTGCGAACTACAAGGATAAAGAGACCGGATGGGTGCACGCGGCGCAGCCTGCATTCTTGACGACGATGCGATACCGGCATCTACCGGACCATGCCTGGATAGCATTCGTGGATATCGATGAGCATGTATGGTCCGCTGACGGACGACGCTTAGTTGATGTGTTGGCCGATGTGGCACCGGAAACCGCTGTGATCCGTGTGCCGTGCCACTGGGCTCTCCGTGCTCATAATCGAATCATCTATGCAAAGACAGGGGAGCAGGTGGGTATTCGATCCAAGTGTTTGTATCGGGGCGACTATGATGGGTTCATCGGGGTGCATAATCCGAAGCCGGTTGGAGAGCCATTCGATCATCCGTCACTACGTATGCTGCATGTGACAAACTACACACACAGTGATCGTATTGGCCTAATCAAGGGGGCATGTTCTGAGGTGGCATGGCCTGTGCCTACCGGCACAAAACTTGACACGTGATGGCATTGCGACTACTGGGCCATCAGGAATGACGTCCAAGTACCAGAAGAATGATGCCGGGCTCTATGTCTGCCCCCACTGCAGCGAAACCAAGGCACGATCGAACACGATGTATTACCATATTCTGAGCAAGCATAGCAATGAGGTTAAACATGCGTGCCCCATTGCGGGCTGCGGCAAGGGCTTCATCCAGAAGAGCGGGCTCACTCAGCACATGAACCAGGTTCATTCGACCCTGGTTGATGCGACCGTCTTTGAGTGTCCGTGCTGCGACCATACGGCACGACAGAAGCCGAATGTTGTTATCCATATCGGGCGGAAGCATGGGGACAACTGGATCCCGCGCGCCGTTGGTTCGGGCGCCGTCTGTTGTAAGGGGTGCAGTAAGGAGTTCCAGTCGCCCACGTCGTATTATTATCACGCAGTGACGTGCTTTCTGACGGCGGCACCGACCGAGATCGCGGGTAAGATTCGCGCGATCGTGGAAGTCTAAACGGTACTCGACTCTGGCAGAGGAGATATGTATATCCGTGTATTCACCGAAGAGGATCGTGGCGTAAAGGCCGCGCTGAACTTTTTGCGCCTGGAGAGTGGTGGTACGTGGCGCATTGAGATGTGTGACCCCCATCGCTGGACGCCTCAGGAGCCTGCGGATGTGCATCTGTATGTCGATACGCCCGTGCGCATGGCTATCCCCTGGGCAGCGTTCAACGTATTCTCGGTCCTGGAGCGCCCTTTTGAGTGGGCCTGGTGTGAGAAGGAGATGCAGATGACGATTGACCGTGAGCTGCTGGAGGAGAGTCGTACGGCGGTGGTTGCGCTGAGGGGGATGCTTAAGAAGGCGGCAGCGGCCAAACAGCATGGTGCCAAGCCCGCGCTGCCGATCGCACCGCCCCCTGGGTCCGCGCCACCCAAGATCGGCGTAATCACGGTCACGAAGAACCGCCCCGAATGGTTCTTCAATATGGCGCAGAATGTGACGCAGCAGCAGTGGCCCACGTCGCGCCTCGAGTGGATCATTGTAGATGACAGCTCCGCCGATAAGCGTCTCCATGGACACATTGCTGCACTTCAGAAGCAGGCACCAACACTGAATATCAAGTATGTCGTAGTAGAACCGGATGTTGAGATGACTATCGGTGAGAAGCGCAATCAGGCCGTCAAGGCCGCAGATGACGACACGACTGTATTTTGCTGTATGGATGACGATGATCACTATCCAGCGTCTTCTCTGGCTCTCCGTGCCTCATGGCTGACGCGACCCGGAACGGAGATTGTGTATTGTTCGATGCTGCCGATGTACGATGCACGCCGTTACATCTCGGCGATCTCTGTACCACCGCTGACCGATGATCCGACCAAACGTGTGAGTGAGGCGACGCTGTGTTTTACGCGTGCGGCATGGACCGCTGAGCCGTTTCCTGACATTTCGATGGCCGAGGGCGAATTCTTTCTGTGGGATCGTGTGGAGAAATCCGTAGAGGTACCGCCGGCGGGTATCATTGTGAGCTTCATTCACGGGGGCAACACGTCGTCGCGTCGCGTGCCGGCGGATCAGGCGCCGAATGGATGCCACTACGGTTTCTCGGATGAGTATTTCCGTTGGCTGTCTGAAACGGGTGCGCCAAAGGACACTGTCGTGTATGCGGATTCCATGGAGGCGGTGGATTAATACTATTCAAACGCGTGAAGGCTATGACTGTCCTACGGCCAGATAATAGCCGCATCCTTGCTGGCGCGCGTGAAGTCTATACTTGGCCTGCGACCAAGTAATAGCCGTGCCAGCCCACAGCCGCAAAGCCCAACATCATGATGATCTCGCCCAGGTAGCGCGGGGGATTGCTCAGAGTGCCCTCGAGGATGAGTGCCGGTCCGACCACAAGTACGTGGATGAGATTGACCCAGGGGTTCTTACCCGCGACCAACTTGGCGTACGTCTTCCAGGCGTGATACAACACGATGACAATACCCAGGCCGGCGACCACATGGGGCCAGGCAGACAGATATCCCAGCCCGATCGCGATCAGCAGCGGGCCCAGGATCAACAGATGCGTAGCATGGATTATGGCGTGAGTAGCGGCAGAATCCATCCTTCTTACATCAGGGCAGGGTAAAAAGTGATACGGTCGGCTTGCTGTGTGGTAAATCGCCGACGATGAAGAGAGACATGGTCCGATTCAACCTTAAGAAATACGGAGACGACGATGATGCTCCTGGACCTGATTCGATCTACTGCGATGGTGCATGCCGGGGTAACGGAACAGCACGGGCCGTGGGTGGTTGGGCGTGGGCATATTGGCCCGGTCCGGCCCGTGGCGAACCCGAGACCTACGGCTCTGCGCGCCTTGCAGATCCAGCGACGAACCAACGGGCGGAACTTATGGCGCTCTTGGAAGCGGGGCGGTGGTGGGGTGCGCATGATGGCGGACCGATCACGATCTACACGGATTCCATGTATACGATCAATTGCACAACGGTCTGGGGGCCGTCATGGAAGAAGCGGGGGTGGTCGCGTGCGGGAGGAGAGCCGCTGCAGAATCTGGACCTGATCAAACCGTTAGTGGAGCTCTGGGCCACGAAGTCGCATTGGCGTCTCGTCCATGTGCGCGGGCACCAGACGGGATCATCTCCGCAGGCACACGGGAACAATTGGGTCGATCGGGCAGCGGTGGCGGCATCTCTGGGCTCTGCTACGTATCGCGCTGTCGTAGAGCCCGCAAACAAACCAGATATCATTGAGTTGGTCGCTGCGCCAGTCACGGTTCCCCCCGTACCGACACCGTTGCCGCCTGTGACGGCATTCCCCGCAACGAATGGCAAACATAAGAAACCGGTTCCAAATGTGTTTGAGGCTCAACAGATGGATATCCGTCATTGGTTTTCCATGGAACGGTGAATCTGTGTCCATGCAGCTGCAGCGTGATCCAGGGCGCCTTCGATCCACGCCTGTTTGTAGGGGCTGAACGATTCACCCGTTACAAAGAGACCGGTGCGGGGCTGGATAATTGCCTTACTAGCTGCAGTCACATCATAATCGCCTGGTCGCCAGTACGAACAGCCGTCGTGCCATTCATAGGGGCGGATCCATTTTGGCTCAGGTATGGTCTCGTTGGGGAACAGACGCTTGAGTTCGCGTTGCAGCTTGGCCTGGAGGGCGGGTCCCTTCAGTCCGTACCAGAATTTCGTGTCGCGATCATCCACGTAGCTGATCATGACCAGGCCGGTAGCGGGGTTTATCGGAATAATGTAGCGGATCGGTGAATCTGTTATAATCCGCTTTGACCCCAACCAAGAGATGCCGCGGGGATACTGTGCATAGATGCGGGTCAGGGGTGCCATTCCCACACGTTTGACAGTGGGGTGGTCACGAACCAGAGGGATCTTCTGTAAGGCCGACGCATGGATCGCCAGGATTACACGGTCCGCGGTCAGAGAGGGTGCGCCCTTGATCTCAATGGAGTAGCCAAGACCACATGGACGAAGATCGGTGACCTCTGTGTTTGTGCGAAAGACGACGCCTCGATCTCTGCATGCCGTTTCGAGTCCGCGCACGATGGCAGAAAGACCCTCACGAACACTAAAATAACCGGCGCGTGTGCCCATCTCTGTGCGGAACACCTCGAGGCCGACATCGGCGCGCTGTTTTTCGGTCTCCGCGCGATACGGATAACGATTCAGGAGTTCCGTGGCTGCATCGCGTCCTAGGATCTGGAATGCGAGATCGTGGAGTGTCGTAGTGGCCAGAGTACGGGGCGGCAGACGGGCGATCAGCGTACAGAATGCGGCCCACTGTGCCTCGAACTCGTTCGGAACTGGGTCGGTTCCTGCTGCGGCTAATGGGAGCCAGTAGCTGTTTGGGCCGATCGGGGACTCCGTCAGGCCGAACCGACGGATGAGCGCACGAACACGATGGTGTGTGTTATGGATGCGCCCCGCGCCAATCTCGTATCCGTGTTTCGACGTCGCAATGCGTCCGCCAACGTTGCCGTATTTCTCCAGCACGGTCACATGTTCGGTCGGCTGCGTGGCAGAGATCTGATCGGCCAACCAGAGACCGGCAATGCCGGCACCAACGATGACTGTGTGTGGCATCCCTTACTGGAGGGCGAAGGTTCTTACATGTGTCTGCTTAAAACATGCGTAGTCCAAATATATGAGATATGTACCGTCGTCAGGTGCAGCGCGAATGGTCGCAACAGCTCACGCAGGGTCGTGTTGATTGGCTGATTGGATCCGGATTCCAGTGGGTGCGGGTCGTGCCGCGACAATGGGATGCGACTCTGCGAACCCCCACCGTGGGTCGCCGCCTGGAATTTTCCGTTGGGTGGCAGACGGGTGCAGAGTTGGTCAGCACGTCGCAGGCGCGGCGATGGATGTGGAACCTGTGCGGCCTATGATGCTATGACGCTATCGCTACCCCATCAGATGATCTACGAGCCCCTTGATGCCGCCACCGACGACGAGAGCACCGATCGTGGCACCGAGGATCTTGGCCTCGTAGCTCAGAGGCTCAGCGCCACCGCCACTCTGACTCATCAGTTTTCTCACTGGTCCTACGAGCTCTTCAACATTCGTACGGAGCTGCATTAACCCCCTCTCACTTCTCCCATAATCACCGTGTTGATCTATTATATCTGCGATTTGTTTTCTCAGTTCAGTTTCATTAGGAACCTGCCCAGGTGTAAGTCTAAGTGAGCCAGCTACTCTCTTAGCCTTATTCAGTAATTCTGCTGTTGCTCTAGTAGCATCTACACCCCGTTGTACCTGCTCCTGTACAGTTCCGGCAACAGCCCTAGCAGTTTGAGCAGCCTCTACACCCTGTTGAACCTGCCCCTGTACATTTCTAGCAAATGACTCTGCCGATCTCCTAGCAGTTTGAGCAGCCTCTACACCCTGTTGAACCTGCCCCTGTACATTTCTGGCAAGAGCTGCTGCCTGATCAAGTGCAGGGCCAGCCGCCTCTTTTGCAGCATTGACTATTCCCCCAACAGCGACTGCCCCCGCCCTAGCCACATCCTTGGCTTTCTTAGCAACAACCTGTGCAGCTGCCTCCTCCTTCGGCACTTCCAATATCATGCTGCGCACCGCTATCTGTGTGCCTTCACCAACCAGCGGGATCATATTCAGAATAGAAAAGGTCAATGCGCCCAGAGGATTTGCCAGTCCAACTGACGGAATCCACGGACCCAGCTCCTGCTCTGCGGCTTCACCCGTTACGGACCGATCTTTGACTTGGAACGGTTTGACAATATCCTCACGCTGACGGTCCTCAAAGCCAAACATATCGCGAAGAACACGACTGACTTTGGAATGTGTCTCACTGGGATCATCCTTGAACGGCTGGTCATACACGTTCATGAACCAGTTGAGAATAGAGCCCGTATTAAAATAACTTATACCGTTCGCATATCCAGTGAATAGACCGATCATGTTACCTAGGTAGGGAACAATCACGAAAAATCCCATGATAGCCGCGAAAAAGTACAGAATGGCGCGACCCACCGTGCTTGTGGCAGCGGCAGCCGTACTTATCCAGAGCCCAAAAAAGCCGGTATCGACGATGCGACGGATGCCGACACCTGGTTGGCCCGACAAGAAGTTGTCGAGGCCCAGAAAGCCGAATACTGTGAAGAGCATAAATAGTGGGAAGCTGGCCATGGACGTGTATCCACTGGACTTATCTGTAATCATTCCCTGACCGACACCGATGGGTGCAATGTCGAACGGTGCCGTGAGACCGTATGTGAGCACACGCTCCTTTTCCAAGAAGACTTGGAGCACGTCCCAGATATACCATATCCCGAACCCGCCGAGTGTAATGAGCTTAATGAACCCCGTGACCGGGCTGCGGAGATACATATGATCAAGGCCCAGGCCGCCACCAATGATGGTCAGGAATTTCAGCCACCCGAGACTGCGATCCGGCATCGGTACGCCGTTGTTATCCTTCCAGTACTTCGCAGAGCCAAGATTGTCGGAAGTGATGTGTCGGCCCGCAATGTCCTTCATGAAGTCGCCCGTCAGCTGGCGCTGTTGTTGTGCCATCACCGTAGGCATATTTGATGCCATCATCGTAGGCATATTTGATGCCATCCCCTGCGATATCTGGAGCTTTTGTCGTCGTAGGGCCTACGCAATGAAAGCCAGGCCGCCGAGGCCACCCACGATACGGAGTACGTTATACGTCGGCGCATACACATTCACGTAGCGAACCTGCGTGAGATAGGCAGGATTGAAATCGATATGGAGCTGGATATCATCGATCATGCTGCAGTTCAGGGACCCCGTGGGCTGACTGTCTTCGGGCTTGAGATCGAAACAGTACATGTAGATGAGATACGGGGCGTTCGGTATCGCCGTGTGGTGCTGATAGGGTTGGATCAGTCGGAAGTAGTTTGCGCGGCGTTCGTAGAATCGATCGTAACCGTCCAGACGGATGATGGCCCGATCCATGAGATCATCGTAGGGGACTAAGGGGCCACCGTTCGACTCCAACGAGTTCGAGAAGTTGAACCATTCGTGCCCATTCTGCATCTCCTGCTGTTGGATCGTCCAAATGAACTCCTTCACACACAGATTGAAATTCAGTTTCAGATTGACCTTGCTGGTGCCCGCTGCCAGGGACTCCGTGGGCGAGATCTGCAGTGTATCGATGAGGTATTCGTGCTCAACAGCGGCGAAGCGTTCGCGCTCCTCCTTGTCCAGGAAGATGTAGTCGCCGTACAGCTGGAACCGGGTGATCTGCACGGTATCGACGGAGGGGCACGGGACCCCCGGTGCCGGTGGCAGATTCGCATTCCAGAAACAGCTCTGCAGGGGTGACAGATGCATGATGAGACGCACTGGATGTGCCTGCAGAGAGATCAGCGGGAGCGCGGCACCGATATTGTTGCAGAACCAGAACCGGAGGGGAATCGTTAGGCGCAGGGGTTGTGCGGGGTTATACGATGCAGCGGACGGTGGATAGACGTCCCAGTGCCCGATCATCTCGTTGTAGCCATCGCGTTTGTCGGCGGGAGTTGTGAGTTCTCCCCAGATCTGGAGCCATTCGCCCGTGTGTTTGTCGATCTCCTTTTCTCCGATCTCTACACTGACATTGGCAATGAGGAAGTTACCAATGTTATTCACCCAGTAATTCGTCGGCTGGCCCTGTGTCTGTGGCAGTGGCGGGAGTTCGACCTCGATGAACAGCGACGACAGGAGTTCGGCCTTACGGGGAATCAGACAACTGATGCGGCGACCAAAATCGGCTTGGCCGTCCCACTCGATAGGGATGGACTCTGCTGCGAAGTTCGTGTAGCGGCGATAGACCTGCTTGAAGAAGGTCGTCTGAGGATTCGACGTCAGATAGGCGTCTTGACGACCACGGGCGACGAGTTGGAGGTAAGTTGATGTCGGCATGACCGGTCCTTACTGGGGGCCGTGGTTTTGGGCTCCTTGGTGGAACGCCATGAAACTAACTGGTTTCATGGCATTAATGGCTAGTGCTATGGCACTTGACGGAACGTGACACGGCCACATGTTCGGCCCAGTGTGGAGGCGATCTGACGGTATAGGTCAGAAGCCCTTGTTCGTACTTTTGGCCTAGATAGTAGGCCTTGTAGCAGGCCGTTGGTGAGGGATGGATCTTGTATTCGTCGGGCATAGCTAGGGCGGGCATTGTCATTGACTGGGCAGCGCGAACTAGGACAGGCGGTGGATGGGCAGTTAGCCAACGGATATGAGGCTCACAAGCATGGACTCTCCCATGGGGATACCTGTAGTGGTATTCAACAACGAGGGCTGCGGCCAGAGCGCAGAGCCACCGATAGTTGCCGAGTGTCGCACGGGTCCAGATCGCACACGGATGGTTGCGATGCGTGGGCTTGTAGGGGTGAAGATCCAAACGCAGGCCATCCTCTCCAGCCAAGATGTGCTGCGCCGTCCAGAGGAGCTGCGTCGATTCGAGAATCATCTTGACGACGTGTCTGTCGCAGTGATTCTGCGCAGCGATCTGCGGGTTAATGTCAAGAAAGAAGATGTTCATGCTCACGTCGGTTTGATATCGAGTGTGGTCGGCCGTCACATTTTCATTTGGCCGTCACTAAGTAAGGACGATGGCAGCTTCCCGGTCATCACGTGCGTACTCCAACCTCCAGGTGGAGTCCATACGTTGGCAGAAGTCGGCGATTCCGCCGGGTTCAACGGGTTCGTTTCTGATCTTGGATGAGGACGGTATCGTGACATTTGGCCAGGACGCGATTCTGAATTCACTCACACTGCAGCGCCTGACGGTATCACAAGGGATTACGACGGGTTCTCTGTCAGTCGTTGCGGGGGCAACGATCGGCGGGAATCTGAAGGTGGTTGGCTCGATCACGGCACAGAATGTGGCGGCGACAAATGCACTGACAGCTCTGAATGGCACGATGACGAATCTGCATGTGACGGGGAATCTTATTGTGGATGGCTTGACCATTGCACCGTCTGGTGCGTCCGTTGTGGAGGCGCTCTATATCTTTGCGGGATCCACGAGTGTGCCAATCTCGGGATTTCAGGGCTACAATCTGGATGTCAGCGGGTCGGCGATTTTCCGTGGTGGTTTGACGATGGGCGGGCCTCTGGCGGCGTCGAACTTTGTTACGATCAAAGGCAGTTCGGCTCAGATTCTGTTCGAAGATGCGCTGGGCAACACCGTTGGCGCAGTCCAGGGTTTCACAAGCGGGATGTACATTGAGTCGAATCAGGCGGTGAAATTCTCGAACCTTAACGAGTCGGCGGGGGATCTGCTGACGATTGACCCTGTTGCACCGGCTGTGACTGTGGGTGCGGGTGTGACGCTGAATGTGCGGGGGATTGGCGGGGTAGGGGTCACGGTGTCGGCCCCGACCGTTTTTACGGGGGCTGTGACTGCAAACAGTGTGGTTACCGCGGGGCAGACACTGCAGGTCAATGGTTTTATAGATGCACGGGGTGGAATCAAGAACACACAGGTGGGCGGTTTCCTGAATTTGGATGATAGTGTGGCTATCTCCGGTACGAATCTCAATGTGGCCCAGCGGATCCAGCAGGGCGATGCGACCGGTCCTGGCGGGTTGGTGCTGCAGATTCAGGGTAATACAGGGCCGGTGGCGATTGGTAACCCGTATGCGTCAGTGTCGGTGTTGGGGCCACTGGTGACTGCAGGGCTCAATGGTACTACTGCCACCTTTAGCGGAGGTGTCACCAGCAGTACATTCGTTTCTGCACGTGCCATGAATATAAGTATTAATAATTCGAGTATGCCTACGTCTGGACTGTTTGTTGGGCAAGGTATTCCAGCATCAGTAGGGGCACCCTATACAATGCCCGATTCAAATGGGTCAGTCCTTACATGGGATTCCGTCAGGCTAATCAATAATGGAACTACCACGGAAAATGGAAATTTGGAGGTTGTTGTTGGATCTGGGTTAGGATCAGGTAATTTCAGAATGTATAATACAATCGGTAATGGCACGACGGCATATCAAAATACACTCACGCTCACACGGACCGGCTCCTTGTCTGTATTGGGGGATCTCACGATCGGCGGTTCAGCGACTATACCAGGGAATCTGTTAGTTACAGGTGGGCTGACTGGTTCTACTGCCAACTTCAGCGGCCTAGTTACAGGCTATGGAGGGCTGACTGCTACGACGGGGTTCTTCAACAGTGGTCTGACAGTCGGTGGTTCATTTTCAGCGAACAACGGAGCATATGTGGGTGGCAGCTTTGGTCTGCAGATTGGTGATATTGTAGGGGGCAGCCTCATAGCACCTAGTGGTGGCAATGGTGCTGCAATAGGGTGGAATTCGGTCAATCCTGGTGCGGGAAATATGGAGCTGATCATCGGTGAGGGTGCTGTGAGTAATGGAGGTGGATTGAATATCTGGAACACTACGGGGCCCGCTGGAAACACGGCGAACGCCAAGATTTTTGGGTTGGATCGCGTGGGGAATCTGACGTTGGCGGGCGGGATCACAGCTAGTGCAGGCAATTTTGGTTCTGGGATGGTACAAACTACAGGTGCTGTTAATACGGGAACACTGGTGGCTACAGGAGGGATTGATGCCCGTGGAGGTATATCAAATTCTACGGGGACCCTGGTGCTTAATGATAATGTTTCTGTATCTGGTAGTATTAGTGCTAACGTTATACAGAATAATTACTCTAGTACAATATTGGGACCATCATATGCATGGCAATATTTTTGGACAGGTAGTTATAATAATGGACAGGCATTAACACCAATATCCGCATGGACTGATAACTATTCAAGCCCTCAAAGCTATGGCTTATATACTCCTCCTTTCGGATCAGTTACTACTGGTTATCTTGTACCGTCCAATGGGATATATGTACTGACTTTATTTGTGAGAACTTCTGATAATGCAGGGACAG